CTTTCTGTTGCTAAATGTGTACCGCCATTAGGCTTGTCTCTTGTTACAGTAACAACTGCCGCTGCTGGATTAGCTACAGTAAATCCATCAATAGCATTAATAGCAGTAAAAATATTATCTGCTGTTACATTGTTTGAGGTGTTAGGTCTAAAGAAATGTATATTACCAGAAGAAGAAGAGGGCGAACCACTTCCTGCTGTTTCTGATTGCAGAGTAAATAAGTTGCCATCCGCATCAGAAAATTTTATTTGTGTTCCTGCTGCTATATTAGCATAATCAGATACAGTAATAGTAAATGTAGTTCTTTCTATTGTAGTATCATATTCATATATATTTTCTAATCCTGCACGTTTAATAACTCCACCCTCTGCTCTAAGAAAAAAATTCTCTACTCGTTGAGCAGAAGCAGTGTAGATATCAGAATCAGTTCTTGAATATAAAGAAGGACTTACTTCGCCAAACTGGAAGTTAGTAATAGGTACTCGTACTTTTTGCATCAACTACGCCTTTGAGTTATAAACCTCGATGTGTTTAGAGTACGATTTGTTTGTTGTTGTGAATCTAAACCTCTAGCTTTAGCCATAGCCATTAAACCTTTTTGTTCCATTAATTGAGACAAACCTGCATCTCTTGCTAGTGCTACTGCAAATACACTAGCTAAAGCATATTCTACAGCTATTATAAAATAAGAAGGCCAAAACTCTTCATCAACTCTAAATGTATAATCTAATATTAATGAGTCACTAGAATCAGCATCACAAAATATTTTATCACCATATGATTGATATAATATTGGGTAATCATTTACTGTTACTGCATGGAGCATTAATGAGTCACTTGGTATCTGGTAAGCTGAATCATATCTCCCAGTAGGAGCATCAGATAATTTATTAAGAACAGCTTGGTTAGTTGCAAATCTCCATCTGGTATTAACAAGTGATGATCTGGCAACATCTTCATACATATTAGAAGCAACAAGTGCTTCATTGTTCCCGTCGTCAAACGAAGTAATAGGCTCTGCGCCTATCAAAATTAATGCCCTGCTAGATACATCTACAGGGGAGTCTGCTGAAGTGCTTGTTACTGCCATATAAATAAATGGGGGGCGTTAACCCCCCACTCCTTTTAGTTATTAATCGCCATCAGTGTTGGTAATTACAACACCGTTGGTGATATCTACTACTGAACCATTATTGGCATTAACATACGCATGGGTAAGTACAGGTGTACCGCCAGTTGATGTTATTGTCATGATTATGTCATTCAAATTTAGTATATTCGCAGCATCATTAAAATACCCTGCGGTATTTGCATCCGCAATAGTATCTGCTGAAGAGTAGTACCAAAGTGCCTGACCAGAACCACCACCAATTCTGATTAGTGAAGAAGCTGTATAAGCCATATTTTAAACTCCTTTCACGAGTTCTAGTTGTTGTCGAGGACTTCGCAAACGCCATTGGCATCAATACCAACTGCGCCCATAGACATCATCGAAGTTGCGAGGTGAGAAGCTTTTTCTGCTACATAGTTAACTTCTGTTGAAACATCAGCATTTATGCCTAGTCCAATAGCGCTAGTATGATAAGCCATATTCTTACCGCTTGTTACAGCAGACGTAGAGAATACTTTAAAGCCCATAAACTCCTTCATAGTCATTCCACCAGCAAAAGGTAAGCTAGATGGGCCAACATAGTCAGAAGAAGCAAATTGCTCGATTGCGAACAAATCAGCAAACCCTTTAGGGTGCATCGCTAAATATCGCTGTCCGTCTTCTGGAACATTTTGTGTTCCCATAGTTTCAAACAATGATAATATATCAGCGACTTGAAGAGCTGAACTTGTATCGTGAATCGAAGTTCCACCAACAGCATCCATAGCTGCATAAATTAGCTCGTCAGTCTTACGACCTAGTGCAGCGGCAGCGGATTGTGCTACAGCTTGACGCTCGTTGATATTAGTTTTCAACTCGTCTAATTTATCAATATATTCAGCAGCGTAGAAGTCAGACATTGTTGCTTCAACGGTTGTGTGCGCTAACTCCATCGGGCTTATGTTGCCGTTTCTTGATTTAGTTGACGCTGAGCCTGTACCTATTTTTTGGAATCTTGCTATATTACCAGTAACATTAGTAGTACGAACAGTATTCCGCAGTTTTGAACCCATACGTTGATACGCGAGATGCACATCAGATTCAAACTGCTTAATAAAGGCTGTGTCGATTGTATTAGCCATTTTTTCAGTTCCTTATTAAAGTTGCATTTTGAGTATCTTGAGTGTCCGCTCTGTCATATCAATGCAGGTATCCTTTCGGGCTGCTCAATGAATTACGGGTCTTGATGGGAAAGCGTAAACATTCTTTCTGTGTTGATTGCAACGCACAAAATGAGCCATATTAAAACCATTTTCATTAGCGTGCATTTCTGTGAGTTCAAAACCTAGCCAACCTAGCCATTGAAGCATCTTATGATTGCCTTCCCAAGTATCTACAACAATCTCATGGTAGTGAGTGTGTAAGAAATCAATTAACTTAGGGGATGCTTTAACAAAAGAAAACCAATTATCTTTCATGTTCTCAGAAAAAACAGTCCACATAATACCTTTTTGGTGTGTAATACCTGTAACACCTACAATAGCTAAAGGCTCTTTATCATTTTCTACAACAAAAACATCTGGTGTTTCAGAGTATTGTATTAATGTTTTCATTAAATCTATTTGATAAACTGCTTCAGCTTCAAATAAATTTTCTACACTCATAGTGCTGTACATAGGAATAATATGGCGTCTTTGTATGGGAACCATTCTCAGGCTCCCATGACTTATAAGGATTTTATCCATATAATTTTTTAAAGCCATCTTCTACTTGCTTAACAAAATTATCATCACGCATATTTGCATCCCAATATCTTTTGTCTTTCATCATAGTTTGAAGGTCTGCTTCTCCAAAAGTTGCAACAGGATTAGACTGTGCGCTTATTTGAGTATCTTTGTTTTGAGCCATAACATGTTCAATAAGCATTATGCCTTCTGCTGTTTCACCAAGTCGTTCTACAGCACTAGTTAACTCTTCTGGGAAAAACTTATTAGCAAACATACTAACAGCTTCTATCCTAGAGTTTGCATCATCGCCAAGTTTTTCTGCTTCAGCTTTTAAATCGCTTTGAGGAATAGATTGTTCTATTCCCTTGGCATACATTTCTATACCTTCTTTAAACTGATCTTGACTAAATCCATTATTAAACGAATGTTCAGACCACCATCTAATAAGTTCATTATCTGTTGCTGCTTCTGAATCTATAATATCAGGAAGTTCATAATGACCCATACTTTCTGGTCTATTCATAAATCTTTCTGCATCGTGTTCTTTAATAATGTCATCTCTTTTAGCACCAAGCTTAGATTCTAACTCAGTATAAGATTTAGCTAATTCTGCTGGATCATTAAATTTTTCTGGCAGCCACTCAGGTCTTTCTGGTGCTGTTTCTTCTGGTGTGCTTTGTATAAGTGTTTCTGTTTCTGCTTCTTCAGCCATTTGATTTTGTCCTGTGTGCATGATTAATTCTAGTTTCTATTAAACCAACAACATATCTTTGACCTTCAATATGTCTTAGCTCCTCAGTGCTTACATTAGCACCGTGAACGATTTCAATAGTTATAGTTCTTAGATAACGTAAAACTTCTTTACCAGTATCAGAACTAAATAAATGAGCAAAGTTTTGACTTATTTGCTCATCTACTTCTTTTGTTCTTTGGTATCCGTCTACTCCAATGTTTACTTGCTTAGTTTGTTTTTTATTGCTCAACTACTTGCTCCTGTTGTTGCGGCTCCCCTTGCGTCATTTGTTGCTGTTGAGCCATTTGTTGTGCCATCGCAACTAACTGCTTACGCTCTTCTTCGTCGCGAATCAAGGTATCAGGTACACCAAATTTCTTAGCAAGGAAAGCGGCAGTTTCCTCAGAGTTAACAAGAAGCTGCATCATCTCTGGTCCAAACCTACCTTGGATAAGCTCTAAGAACCTAGCAACAGAAGTAAGATCTTGGTTAGCTTGTGCTTGTGCTAGTGGAGATACAGACTTAATTTTTACTTCTCTGCCATTAACAGTAGGTAAATCTATTCTTCCTTGTTTCTTTAGTATGTAAATAACTCTTTGCAATACTGGCTGCACTAACTCTGC